TCGAGACCGCGGCCGCCGACGCGCTGACGCGCTGGAAGCCCGGCACCCTCGCGACGTACCTCTACACCTTGCGCGCGGCGTGTGTCGTCGCCAAGCGCCACCAGCGCCTCACGCATGTGCCGGACTTCCCGCGGATCACGGTGAAGAATGCGCGGCGGGGCTTCTTCGAGCGGCCGGACTTCGATCGGATTGTCGCGTATCTCGCCCCGCCCCTGGATGATCTGATGCGCGCCACCTACTGCACGGGGTGGCGGTTCAGCGAAGTGATGACGTTGCAGTGGTCGATGGTGGATCGCCAGGCGGGCACCTTGCGCCTCTACGAGAGCAAGACGGATGAGCGCGTGCGCCCCTACGCGGAGGACCGGGAACTGCGGGCGATCATCGAGCGGCGGTGGGCGGCGCGCGCGCTCGGCTGCCCCTACGTGTTCCATCGCAACGGCCGGCCGGTGCGCGACTTCAACCGGGCGTGGTGCGCCGCCCGCACGAAGGCCGGTCAGCCGACGGCACTGCGGCATGATTGCCGCCGCACCGCGTATCGGGATCTCGTCGAGACCGCGCGCGTCGATGTCTTCACCGCGATGCAGCTCGTGGGGCACAAGAGCCTGGCGAGCGTGAAGCGGTACAACATCATCGACCTCGGCCGGGCGCGGGCGGGACTGGCGCAACTTGACGCATCGCGGCTACTCCACACAGGCGCCACACGCCCTGCGATGGGCGGGCAAGACGCGCGGGATTCTCGGGAGTTAGGGCATGGGCCCACACTATATACACGAGATTGACACGGGATGCGAGGTCGGGTGGAGAGCGCGCCATAGTGAGCACTGGCGCGCACTTAACCAGGGAGGTCGCGCCCTCTCGCGCCTCCCGAACCCCCCTCGTGGCACGGGTACTAGTCCACAAATAGGCCACAACGTCGGGCCGTTCATGCGGAGTTCATGCGCATGAAATGGCGCCAGGCGGGGGCGGCGTGACCCAGCTCGACGCGCTCGGCAAGCTCTGCGGGTATGTGCTCGCCTTGGTCGTCCTGGTGCTCCTCACGGCCGGCCTCGGGGCCGTGGTCACGATGCTCTGGCGCGCGGCGATTCGGTAGCCATGGCGCGCCCGACCTGTTCCGGCTGTCACGCGATCATCCGCTGGCTCAAGACGCCAGCCGCCAAGAGCATGCCCGTCGATCCGGAGAAGTTATCGGAGTGGGTGACGGACGAGCCACCCACGGGGACTGAGGCGCGTCGGATCAACCTCGTGACCGACGAGGGTCGGATGGAAACGGGCTACCAGGGCAGCGTGCTCACGCCGGGATCGCGCAGCATCGAGGGTTACATACCTCACTGGGCGACGTGTCCGAAGGCGCAGGAGTTCAGGCGATGAACGCTCGCGATGCTGTGGCGCGCGGCGATTCGGTAAGCCTATGACGACCCGCCGGCCCCGACCGCCACGACGGACGCGCCCGCGGTCGGTCCGCCCGCCCGCCTGGCGGCGGACGTGGGGCCCGTCCTGGCCCTTCCGGGGCACGCCCAGCCCGGCCCAGCCCTGCCCGCTCTGCGGCGCGCCCAACCTCGACGGCCCGGAGGCGCTCTGCGCGCCCTGCCAGGCCCTGCTGATGCGCACGCTCGGGGAAGGCCCATGACGGCGCGCGCCCTCGTTCTGCCGGACCGGGCGGCCTGGCTCGCGGCGCGCCGGGAAGGCATTGGCGGCTCCGATGCCGCGGCCGCCCTCGGCTTGTCGCCCTACCGGACGCCGCTCGAGCTCTACGCCGAGAAGCGCGGCCTTCTCGAGGCCAACGTCGAGTCCGAGGCCATGCGGTGGGGCCGCATCCTCGAGCCTGCGGTGGCTGACCGTTATGTCGAGGAAACGCAGCGCACGCTCGGGCCGGCCGCGCCGTTCACGATCCTGGTGCATCCCGAGCGCCCGTATCTCCGGGCCACGCTCGACCGGGAGATCCTCGCGGCCGACGGCAAGGTCGTGCCGGCCGTGCTCGAGGTGAAAACCACGAACGCCTTCCGCGCGGATGACTGGCTCGAGGAGCCGCCGCCGCATGTCCTCATCCAGGGCCAGCATCAGCTCCTCGTCACGGGGCGCGCGTGGGTGTCCTTCGCCGTGCTCATCGGCGGCCAGACGTTTCGCTGGGCGGACTGCGACCGCAACGACGCCTTCATTGCGGCGCTGCAAGAGCGCCTCGCCGCGTTCTGGCGGCGTGTCGAGCTGCACGATCCGCCGCCGCCCGTGGCCGAGGACCGGGACGTGCTGGCCCTGCTGTATCCGAAGGAGGACCCCGAGCGAATCGTGGACTTACCCGCGATCGCCTCGACCTGGGACAGCGACCGCGACGTGGCCCTGGCCGAGCTCAAGAAGTGGCAGCGCGTCCGGGACACCGCCGAGGCGCAAATCAAGGCCGCGATGGGTGAGGCGGAATCCGGCTATCTCCCCGACGGCGGCCGGTACACGTGGCGGACGGTGACGCGCGAAGAATATGTCGCGCCCGCGACGCGCTACCGGCAACTGCGGCGGCTCAAGACGTGAGCGAGAAGAACCGTTCGATCGCCACACGAGGCGCGGGAGCGCTTGAGCACTACGATCCGGTGCGCGGCCTCGCGACCATCGACGTCGCCGAGGTCACCGCCAAGCGGTTCCAACGGGCAAAAGATGCCACGGGACTCTACGACGCCGTCGAGCTGAAGCTCTCCGAGCAGCGCAAGTTCGTGCTCTGGTGGGATCAGCAAGACAAAGCCACGGGTGGGCGAGGACGCAAAACCCGTTTCGGACCGGAAACGGGTTTCCCGGATCGTTTGACGATTCACCGCTGGCGGACGCGCCTCAAGGATGCGCGGCAGTATGCGGTGGCGCTGGAGGCCGCGCAGGCGCGCTGCGTCCGGGTTTGCGAGGCGAGCAAGGGCGCGACGGATCAACGCGGCGCCAGCGGCACGAATGAGAACGAGTGGTATACGCCCCAGCACTATATCGACGCGGCCCGGGACGTCCTCGGCGCCATCGATCTCGATCCCGCCAGCAGCGCGCATGCCCAGGAATGGATTCAGGCCCGCCAGTATTTTGACAAGCAGGCGAATGGTCTCGGGCACCCCTGGCCGGGCCGCGTCTGGCTCAATCCGCCCTATATGCAGCCCGACATTGCGCAGTTCGTCGAGAAGCTGTGCCGCGAGGTCGAGGTCGGCCGCACGACCGCCGCGATGCTGCTGACGCACAACTATACCGACACTGCGTGGTTCCATCGGGCCGCGGGTGTGTGCGCCGCGATCTGTTTTACGCGCGGCCGGGTGGCGTTTCTCAATCCCGAGGGCGAGACGGCGGCCCCGACGCAAGGGCAGGCGTTCTTCTATTACGGTCAGGACGTGGACAGGTTCGCGGCGCGGTTTGCCGAGCACGGCTTCATCGTGACGCCGCGATGACCATTGAAATCGTCAATGGCCGACAGCGCTGCTCGTGCCAGTGCCATCCGGACTGGAGCTGGCTCACCTTCGGGACGACCCGGATCAACTTCTCAGATGTCGATGGGATCTTCCTCGCGGAGCGCGCGGGGCACTTCCTCGTCGTGGAATGGAAGAAGCCTGGCGAGACGCTGCCCGATGCGCAGTTGCGCGTCGCCGTGGCCTTGGCGAACGAACGACGGTTCACGGTGCTGATCGTTCATGGGCCGACAGGCACCCCAATGCAAATCCAGCGGGTCCGCCCGTATGCGGGACGCGATCTTGCGGCGATGCGGCGGGCGCTCGGCATGATCGAGCAAACCGACCGGGCCACCTTTCAGCGGCGGGTAACCGCGTGGTTCGATCACGTCAACGACCGCTCGAGTGTCGCGAATGGAAAGGATCATTCCTGATGAGCACGCAAATCGTCCCCTACGCCGAGAAGGTCAAGAGCGTGCGCGCGCTCCTCGAGCGCAGCAAAGCCCAAATCGCCCTGGCGTTGCCGGCGCATCTCACGGCCGACAAGATGCTGCGCGTGGCCATGACGTGCGTGCAGCGCAACCCGGAGCTGCTCGAGTGTACGGAGCTGAGTCTCGTCGGCGCGATCATCCAGGCGAGCCAGCTCGGGCTGATGCCCGACGGCCACGGCGCTCGCGCCTTCCTGATTCCGCGGCGGAATAGCAAGCGCGGCGGCGTGAAGGAGGCGAACTTCCAGCCCGGCTATCAAGGGCTGATGGACCTGGCGCGGCGCTCGAAGGAGATTGCGTCGTTCGAGGCGCGCGAGGTGTTTTCCGGCGACCGCTTCGAGTACGCGTTCGGCCTGCATCCCAAGCTCGTGCATGTGCCGGGCGGCGAGGACGCCGAGGGCAAGATCACCCACGTCTACGCCGTCTGTCATCTGCTGAACGGCCACGGGCAGTTCGACGTGCTGACGCGGGAGCAGATCGAGGCGCACCGGCAGCGCTACGCCAAGGACACGCGCGATGATAGCGCCTGGCGGACAGCCTGGCCGGCGATGGCCAAGAAGACGGTGATCATCCGCCTCTGCAAATATCTGCCGGCCTCCGTGGAGCTCCAGACGGCGGTCGCGCTCTCGGAGAAGGACGACATGGGCCTGCCCCAGGAGCTGGGCGTGATCGAGGGGGCTGAACTGGTGAGCCCGGAGGGCAACGGCGGCGGCTCCACCCTGGATAAGCTGGCGGCCACACTCGCGGATGAGCGGCCGCCGCTCGAGGCCGCCACCCTCCTGACGGCCATCGCGGCGGCACGCCAGGAACGAGGGCTCTCCGACGCGGCCTTCTATGCGCTCGCCAAGGAGCACGTCGGAACGACGTTGCTCGACGGCCCTCAGGTGGATCCGGCCGCGCTCGTGGCGTTGCTCGCGGCGCTCCGGGGGAGCGACGGGGCGCCGTGACGCTCGCGATGGAACCGATAACGATATTTGTCGGCGGCAAGCTGACCAACCCGCTCAACGGCTCGCTCTCCCGCGCCCACTGGAGCCACAAACACAAGTGGTCGATGGGGTGGAAGGCGGCGACGTGGAACGCCGTGGCCCAGACGGAGGCGAACCCGTTTCACCCGTGCCACGTCGTGATCGTGGCTGAGGTGCCGAAACGCGTCATGTTCCTCGCGCAAACAGCCCGCGTCTTCGACGAGGACGGACTCCAGGCGGCCCTCAAGCCGATCCGCGACGCGCTCATGGGCTGGCCACCGGATGCGCCCACGCATTGGCGCGTGATCCACTCCGACGCGCCCGACTCGGGCCATGTGTTCCAGTACGCCCAGGTGGTGAATCGCCAAGAACGGGGGGTGAGAATTACGGTGGAGACGCTGACGTGATGCCGGGTGACGCCCTGCAGCAGACCGAAACGAGGCCGAGACCATGGCTTCCGACTACCATCCGATCTATTCCACGCTCTGGGGGGATGAGAAGCTCGAGGGCGCCCCGTTCGAGGAGCGCGGCTTCTTCGCCTACCTCTGTTCCAATCCTCGCGTGCGCCCGAGCGGGATTTTTCGCGTGACCGACGCCCAACTCGTGGCCGACACCACGCTGCCGCTCAAAAAGGTGCGGCACTATTGCGCCGACCTCGACCGGCGCGCGCTGATCGTGCGCGAGGAGGCCTGGATGTTCGTCCAGGCCTACTTCAAGCGACAACCGAAGGGCGACAATCTGCTCAAAGGCGTGGCAGCCGACATCGCCACGTGCTCGTCCGATCGGGTACTTTCTACCTTCGCCTTGAAATATCCACTACTTAGTCAACGGGTGGCCGACCGTCGGGCGACCGTCGCCCGACCTATCAACGAAGTTGTGTCTACAGAGCAGTACAGTGCAGTTGCAGTTCAAAGCAGTACAGTTCAAAGCAATACAGTGTCGGGCTCGTCGCCCGACGTCGCGCCGCTCATCAATGGCCATGAACACGGCCCGGGCCATGGACACGGCCCGGCCGCCATGAACACGGCGGCACGGGATCTGCTCGCCTTCCTGAACACGAAGGCCGGCAAGCACTTCCAGCCCACCCCGATCAACCTGGCAATGATCACGGCCCGTCTCCGAGAGGGCGCCACGTTCGACCAGTGCTGGGCGATCATCGGCATGAAGACCGCCGAGTGGAAAGGCGATCCCAAGATGCGGCGCTATCTGCGACCGGAAACGCTCTTCAACCCGACCAAGTTCGCGTCGTATCAGGGGGAACTCCCCGCCACCGCATTCCAGCGGGAGGACGGGCATGGCTGAGTGCCCGAATTGCGAACGCGGATTCACGGGCAGGGTCTGCCCGCGGTGTGGGTGGACGGCCGAGCGGAGTCACTCGGTCAGTGACAGGAACGCCTGGAAAACTGAGTGCGAGTGGCTGACGGCGGGCCGGCGATGTCTGATCCGGCCCAGTGCGGCGCTCGACGGCGGACGCCAGTTCTGCTCCTGGCATCATGCCGTCGCGCTCATGGGTTCGCCGCGCGTGGCCGACCACTTCGAGAGTTACGAGGCCTATGTCATCGACCTCGAGGACCGCCAGGCGTGTGCGATGGAAACGCATTACCCGGTGTCGATCACGTTCGCATGGGTGTGTGGGGAGCCGCTGAATGCCACGCCCAAGGCGTGTGCCTCGGAGACCTGCGCCATCCGGCTCGCCCAGGAGGCCGAATCGCCGCTCCCGCCGACGGGCGCCCTGCACGGCCGCGCCGCGATCGCCCAAATTCTGGAGCGGATCACGGCGGCCATGACTCCCGCGTACCCCGAGGTGCCGCCGTGAACCGCGCGCGCCTCCTGCAACAGCTCGCGTGGCTCGAGCAGCGCGTCCAGAGCGGGAGCCGGCTCTTCAGCCCGTGGGATGCGCTCGACCTCCTCCGGGCCCTGGTGCAGCCGGACGACGAGGACCACGTAAATGCCGAGGCCATGAGCGTTTGCGCCGGGTGCGGGCTCGCCGTCGGGCACGGACCAACGTGCTATCACACGTGGCGGAAGACGCAGATCGATCGCGGTGAGTCGACCGACCCCGCGTGCTTCCGCGCGTGGCTCCTCGGTCGTGACGCGCGGCTCGACAACGCTGCCGTCGTCGACGCCGAGGCCCCGCCGCCCGAGCGTCCGCCGCCGCGCATCGAGATCGTCGATGGCGCCACGAGGACGCCGCTGTCCGCCGAGGCGCTCGGCGTGGCGCTCTTCGCCGTCGTGCCGGAGCCGCTGAAGGGCCAGGTCGTGAGCGCCGCACTGGCCGTCCAGGCGCAGCTCGACCAGGGGCAGCGGATCGGCGTCCAGGTCCATCGCGTGCTGCGGCCGGACCACCACCCGGCCCGCGCAGGAGGCGCGCATCATGCCGATCCATGAAGCCTGCACGTCGACCGACGTGCGCCCGCGCCCCACCGTCCGGCTGCCCGACCGCGGCCCCTTTCGCTTCCCGGCGCCCTACGACACCACCGGCATCCGGCTCACGAACGAACAGGACATGGGCGGTGTCGACGCGCTCTGGCCCACCGGCTACGCCTACTGGCAGGCGATCAACGCCCACGCGGGGCAGCCGGAGCTCTACGTGTTCCTCGGGATCGACCGGACCCGGGGCGGGGCCGGCCCGAGCCTGTATCACGTCGACAAACAGACGCTCGCGGTGACGCCGATGGGCCCGCTCTTCCCCGCCGATCACCCGTTGAGCTGGGCGACGGGCGAGGGCTGGTACTGGAGCGCGACCGATCCGGCCATCCTGTACGTGAGCGACGACGAGCACCTGTATCGGTACGACGTGTGGACGCACGCCCTGACCGTGGTCGTGGATATCACGGCCTGCCAGTGGATGGGGAAGTTTGCGCTGCGGCAGTGGCACACTGCGCGAACGGGCACGGTCCATTCGGCCACGCTGAAAGCGGTCACGGACGCCGCCTGGCCGGCGATCGGGACACTCGTGCACCGCGAGGCGGCGCCGCAACCCTCGCGGTTTATCCCGAAGCGAGGGGACTTGGACGAAAGTCAGGTGGACGCGAGCGGCGAGTGGCTGCTGATCAAGGAAAACCTCGATGCGGCCGATGGTGAGGACAACCGGATTCTCCGCGTGGCCGATGGCACCGAGCGTGTGCTCATGGATCGCGAGGGCGCGGCCGGCCATAGCGATAACGGCTTCGGCTACATGGTGGCCGCGGATAACTGGAACGATTTGCCCTATGCCTGGCGCGTCTGGATGTTCGATGCGGCGGCCGAGCCGCAGGGGCGCGTGGTCTACCATTCGCCGACGTGGGAGGTCGAGCTGAATCACGTCAGTCATTGCAACGCCCGCCGCGGCGCCCCGGAGGGGCAATGGATCTTCGGCAGTGGCGCGACGCGCACGGTCGGTCCGCGCGCCAACGAGCTCGTGGCCTTCCCCCTCGACGGCTCGCTCCGCGTGACGGTATTCGCGCCGACGCTGGTGGACCTCGACGCGGCCGGCGGCGGGAGCGACGACTACGCGAAGATGCCCAAAGCCAACGTGGACCCGTCGGGCGAATTTCTGCTCTGGACGTCCAATCATGGCAGCGCACGCCTCGACGCCTTCCTGGTGCAGGTGCCCCGGTTATGATCGAGTACCTCGCCTTGCTTGGCCTCTTCGGCGGCAGCATCGGGCTCATCCTCGCCGCCTGGAAGGGCGATATCTGGTTCATCGGCGTGGCCCTCGGCTTGCTGTTCTGCTCCTTCGTCATCTGGCAGACGGCGCGATGAGCCCGCTGCGCCCGAAGCGACCCTGCCGCGTGACGACCTGTCCAAACCTGCAACCCTGCCCGATGCATCCGCTTGGCGGCCGCTGGGACGGGCGCGGGTCCTCGGCGGCGCGCGGCTACGGCTACGACTGGCAGCAGCGCCGCCGCCAGGTCCTCATCCGCGACGGCTACCGCTGCGCGTGCGGAGCGCCGGCGACGCAGGTCGATCACGTGATCCCGAAGGTGCAGGGCGGGACGGATGACTACACCAACCTCGCCGCGCGCTGTACGGCCTGCGCGAATACCAAGACCGGCCGCGAGGGGCAGGCGCGGCAATGAAGCCACTCGTTTGCGCCGCGCTGTTGTGCCTTGGGTGCGTGAGCTCCGTCGATGCGGACGGGGGCTATACCATCCGGCCGCTTGGAAGTTTTTGGTATCTGCTCAAGCTCATCGCGCCCGTCACGCTGGCCCCGGGCGAGCGGGTGCGGGTGATCGTGTATCTCGACGACATCCCGGGCGGTGTGGCGGGGGCGCCGGTGCTCCTGGCGCGGCCGATGAGCGGCTCGAGGACCGACCTGACGCTCTCCGTGACCCTCTTCGTCCCCGTCCCCTATGGGGCCTATTATGCGCGGGCGCTTGTCGGCGGGATTCTGAGCAACGACAGCGCCGACCCGGTGCGCTATCGCATCACAAGGTGCTGGTGCCGGGCCGCGAGGCGGGCATGCCGGGCACCCCGGAACTGAACGACGAATGACGCGCGCCGAGGTGCAGCGGGTCCACGCGCGGATACTCCGCGAGCTCCGCGAGCTCCATATCCAGCATGCGCTGCTCGGGTTCGGCCTAGCCGACGAGGATCTGGTAGCGACGCTCCTCGACTTCGCGCGGGCGGGCGATGCCGAGGGCTTTCGCGAGCTGGCCCTGATGCGCGGCGTGCCGGCGGCGGACATCGCCGCCATGTGGGCCGGTACGATGCGGCGCATCGCCTCGCGCGCGGGATGAGTTGGCATGCAATCGCAGCCGGGGGAGGGCGGGTCAAAAGTCTGGCGCCTTCGCGGGGCATGACCCGCGCTGCGCCTCAGACGCGCTCCCGCAACTCGAGGACCCGGATCACGGATGCCGGCTGAGCTGCCGATCCCGCCCGCGATCTGGCGGGCGCTCCGGGGCTTCCTGGCGACCGGCGCGAGCGGGGCGATCCGGCTCGACGTCAACCGCGGGCGCATCGTCGGCGCGGTCTTCCCTGATCCCGTGGTACGATCGGCGCGAACCGGGGCGGCTGGCCCATCGGGCACAAGCCCTCATCCGGCCCTTGGTGGCCACGACGGGAGCCTCCCGTGGCCGCGCCCATCCCCACTCCCACCGCCTTAAAGATCCTTCGCGGCAATCCTGGGAAACGGCGTCTCAACCGCGAGGAGCCGCAGTCGCTCCCGACGGATGCGACGCCGCCGGCCGATCTGCCAGCCGCGGCCGTCGCGATCTGGGAGGAGCGCGTGCCCGAGCTGATCCGCATGGGCGTCATGACGCTTGCGGATCGCGGCGAGATCGCCAAGGCGTGCCGGCTGGATGCGCTCGGCCTGGCGCGGCTCGAGCAGGCGCCGAGCTGGGCGCTCAATGCGATGCGGGACGCCACGCGGATCTGGGCGCGCTTTGGCGTCGGCGCCTCCGACCGCAGCCGGATCACGACGGCGCATCCGAAGAAGCCCGAGAGTCGCTGGGCAGGCCTCATTGGGGGCAAACCGGCGTGACGCCGACGCGGCCGCCCCGCAACGCCGCCGCGCAACGGGCCGTCGACGTCGTCAAGAATCTGACCCACACGAAGGGGGAGTTTGCGGGCCAACCCTTCCGGCTGCGTCGCTGGCAGGAAGACATTCTGCGCCGGCTCTTCGGCACACGCCTCGCCGACGGCCGTCGGCAATACCGGACCTGCTACGTGGAGATCCCGCGCAAAAACGGCAAGACCGAGCTGGCGGCCGCCATCGCGATTTACATGCTGCTCAGTGACGGCGAACAGGGGGCCGAGGTCTACTCGGCGGCGGTCGACCGCGATCAAGCGAGCCTGGTCTTCCATGCCGCCGAGCAGATGGTCCGCAATGACCCGGAGCTGTCCGCGCAACTCGAGATCATCCCGAGCCAGCGGCGGATGATTCACCACGCGCCCGGGGGCGTCGGCATCTATCGCGCGATCCCCGCCGATGCCCCGCACGCGCACGGCTACAACGCGTCGGCGATCATTTACGACGAATTGCACGCGGCGCCCAACCGGGAGCTCTGGGACGTGCTCACGACCTCGATCGGCTCGCGCCGACAGCCGCTCATCTTCGTGATCACGACGGCGGGGTACGATCGGCACTCGATCTGCTGGGAGTTGCACACCTATGGCGAAAAGGTGCGCGATGGCGTCATCGCGGACCCGACCTTTCTCCCGGTGCTCTACGGGGCGCCCGACGCGGCCGACTGGCTCGACGAGGCGGTCTGGCGCGCGGCGAATCCCGCGCTGGGCGACTTCCGCGACCTCGATGAGATGCGGACCGCGGCCTTCCAGGCGCGCGAGGTGCCGGCGCGCCAGAATAGCTTCCGGCGACTCTACCTCTGCCAGTGGACCGAATCGGAAACGCGCTGGCTCGACATCGAGGCCTGGACCGCCGGGGGCACGACGGCGATCGACCGCGCGGCGCTCCGCGGCCGGCGCTGTTACATCGGCCTCGACCTCTCGAGCACGTCGGATCTGACGGCCTGCGTCGCGCTGTTCCGCGATGAAGACGGGGGCTACACCGTCGTGCCGCACTTCTGGCTCCCCGAAGACAACTTGCGCGAGCGCGTGCGGCGCGACCGCGTGCCCTATGATGCGTGGGCGCGCGATGGGGTCCTCGAGTTGACGGCGGGGAACGTGGTCGACTACGGCCGCGTGTACGACTACATCGTGAGCCTCCCGCTCGTCGAGGGGTGGGAGGTGGTCGAGCTGGACTTCGATCCGTGGAACGCCACGGGGCTCGTGCAACGCTTGCAGGACACGGGGCTCGTCTGCGTGCCGATTCAGCAGACGATGAAGGATCTCACCTCCGCCACGAAGGAGATCGAGAAGCTCGTCAAGACGCGCCGCCTCCGCCACGGCAATGATCCGGTCCTCCGCTGGTGCGCCGGCAATGTCGTCACCGAGGAGGACGGCAACGGCAACCTGAAACCATCGAAGCGGAAGAGCACGGAGCGGATCGACGGGATCGCGGCGCTCATCACGGCGATGGCGCGCGCGGTCCGGCAACCGTCTGAGGTCTCGGTGTATGACGCGCACGGGGTCGTGGTCATCTGATGGCGCTGCTCACGCGCCTGGTCGAGGGCTGGCGCTCGTTCTGGGGCGGCGGGGAGCGCTCGTTCTGGATCGGCGAGATCCCGTCCCGTGATCCGGCGCTCGCGCGGTATCTGGGCGGCGGCGGAGCGGCAGCGGCGGGCCTGCCCGTCAGCGAATGGACCGCGCTCAATTACTCGGCGTACTGGGCGGGCGTGCAGGCGATTGCGGGCAGCATCGCCTCGCTCCCGCTGTTTCCGTATCGCCGCCTGCCGAACGGGGGCAAGGAGCGCTATCTGCGCTCGCGGCTGTATCGGCTCCTGCACGACGAGTTCAATGGCGAGATGACCGCAATGGTCGCGCGCGAAACGATGCAGGCGCATTGCCTCACGTGGGGCAATGCGTATGCCGAGATCGAGCGCAATCAGAACGGCGAGCCGCTCGCCCTCTGGCCGCTGCCGCCGAACCGCGTGATCCCGGATCGCGCCGTCAGTGGGGCGATCGTCTATCGCGTGCAGCAGGACCAGGGACCCGAGGTGCGCGTGCCGGCCGAGGACATGCTGCATATTCCCGGGCTCGGCTTCGATGGGCTCTGTGGCTACTCGGTCATCCGCAAGGCGCGCGAAACGCTCGGCCTCGGGCTCGCGACGGAGCAATTCGGCGCGCTCTTCTTCGGCAACGGCGGCTGGCCGGGCATCGTCGCCCAGCATCCCGGCAAGCTGAGCCAGGAGGCCCACAAGCGGCTCAAGGACTCGCTCAACGAGGCCGTGCAGGGCCCAAAAGCGCATAGCCTGATCGTCACGGAGGAGGGGATCAAGATTGAAAAGGTCGGCATCCCGCCGGACGACGCGCAATTTCTCAGCACGCGGCAGTTCCAGGTCACCGAGATCGCGCGCTGGCTCAACATGCCGCCGCATAAATTGCGCGACCTCACGCACGCGACCTTCTCGAACATCGAGGAGCAAAATATCGATTGGGTCGTCGACACCCTCCGGCCCTGGCTCGTCCGCTGGGAGCAAGAGCTCAACCGCAAGCTGATCCGGCCGCTTGAGCAGGGCCAGCAATTCACCGAGCACCTGGTCGACGGGCTTCTCCGCGGCAATACGGCGAACCGCTTCGCCGCCTATGCCGTCGGCCGGCAGTGGGGGTGGCTCTCGGCGGATGACATCCGCGCGCTCGAGAACATGAACCCGCTGCCCGACGGCCAGGGGCAGCTCTACCTGGTGCCGCTGAACATGCAGCCGGCGGCGATGGCCGCGGCGAACGCGTGGCCGGAGCCGGCCCCGGAGCCCGCTCCGGCCGCGCCCGCCCGCGCCGGCCATCCGAACGGTACGGGCCACCGGGCGCAGCTCATCGCCGCGCATCGGGGCATCGTGCTCGAGGTCATCGGCCGCATGGTCCGCAAGGAAGCCAACGCCGCCCGGCGCGCGGCCAAGGGGGGACCGGCCGGCCTGCGCACGTGGGTCGAGGCGTTCTACCTCGAGCACGGTGCGACGGTCGCGGCGGCGCTGACGCCCGCGCTGCACGCGCATCTGGCGCATGTGGGCTCGGACGAGGACCCACGCGCGGCGGCCGGGCGCCTGGCGGCCGCGTCGGGGGCGCAGGCCCAGGCGCGTGTGCGGGGACTCCTCGCGACGCGCGCCACGGGCGAGGACTGGCTCGCCCTGGTCGAGGCCGAGCTCGCGCGCTGGGAGCGGGAGCGACCGGCCTGGATTGCCGATCAGATCCTGACGGAGGAATTGGCTCATGCCCTACACGGATGAACGACGCGTGGTGTCCCTCGGCGCGCTGCGCGTCGTGGCGCGCGAGGGAACGGTCGGCCCGATGCTCAGCGGCACGGCCATTGTCTTCAATTCCCTGAGCGAGGACCTGGGCGGGTTCCAGGAGCGCATCCTCCCCGCGGCGATCGACCGCACCTTCACGGAGAAGATCGACGTCCGGGCGCTCGTCGATCACGACGCGGCGAAGGTGCTCGGCCGCCTGACGTCGCGTCCCCCGACGCTCCGCATGACGGCGGACGCCCAGGGGCTCCAGGTCGAGATCGACCCGCCGGAGACCAGCTATGCGCGGGACGTCGTCGAGAGTATCCGCCGCGGGGACATCGACGGCATGTCCTTCGCCTTTCGCACCCTGACCGACGACTGGCATCTCGAGGAGGGCCTGCCGATCCGCGAGATCATCGACATGCGCGTGCACGAGGTGAGCGTCGTCACCTTCCCCGCGTATTCGGCGACCGAGGTCGACGTGGCGCGGCGATCCCTCGCGGCCTTCCAGGCGCGGCCGCCGCGCTATCGGCCGAGCCTGGCCATGCGCATGAATCGCCAGCGGCAGATCGGCGCCCAGTAGTGGCCGCGCGCGTCCTCGGACATGCGCGGCCGGCCGCCCAGGTCCGGCGCCTCGACGTGCTCCGGGAGCTGTGGCCGACCGGCCGGCCGCTCCGCGTGATCGCCGAACGCCTCGGCGTGACCGAGAGCACGGTCTCGGCGCTCGCCCGCACGGCCGGCCTCCCGCCGCGGGTCACCGGCCGCCCGCGCGCCCCCTCAGGATAAGCGCCCAATGGCCACCGTCGGCTCCGACACCTTCACGGAGGCCGCGAATACGCCGCTCAACCTCCACGCGCCGACGCTCGGGGGACGCGGCGCCCGCGTTTGCCATCGGGGCGCTCACGATCACCTTCGCGTAAGTCGGCTTGACATGCGAAGTCTGCTGACTAGACTAGCGCCGATGACCTAACTGCCCAGACGCGAGATCCATTCGTGAGCTGCCCCGGCCTCTGGAGCCGTCGCTAACCAGCCGGCGTGGCGACATCGTGCAGACGCGCACGCCGACGCGGGCGCCGAGCACTCGGACGAAGTTCTTCGCACCAGGAAGGGCTTCGCCAGTGCGCGGCGCCCGTTCGCATGTTCCGGCCCCGCTGGCGAGCAAGAAAGGGGACCGGAGATGCTCAAGGAGCTGGTC